CTTCCAAAGGGCCTAAGCCCGGTGCTGGTAAAGGCAAAAGCCGAGGCGGCGGAGAAGCTCTCAGAGGCACCAAGTTTACAGGCGTTTACTAAAAGCTAAATGGCTGAAAACAAAGTACCAACCAACATAGAAAGGTTGTCAGATCTCATTGATCTGGAAGTTGAAGACGGCACAGAAGTTCAAATAGAAGAACCGTTGTCCCCGAACGGGATGGATGACATCGCTGTAGAACTATCTGATGGCGGCGGTGCTGAAATTAATTACTTCCCTGATGAAGACCCCATGGGCGAAGTCCCATTTGAAGCTAATTTAGCAGATTTCCTGGATGACGGAGAACTAGGAATGATTGCCAATGAACTTATTGGCGAATTTGAAGATGATAAAAGTTCCAGATCCGAGTGGGAAGAAGCCTATGTCAAGGGATTGGACTTACTTGGTTTCAAGTATGAGGACAGGGATCGTCCATTTCCCGGTGCTTCCGGTGTAACTCACCCACTATTAGCTGAATCCGTAACGCAATTCCAAGCACAAGCCTTTAAAGAGCTATTACCCCCTAAAGGACCGGTAAAAACAAGGGTCTTGGGCCAAGAAACACTGGAAACGGAAGATCAAGCAAGAAGAGTTCAGGAGTTTATGAATTACCAAATTACTACGGTAATGGACGAATATACCCCTGAAATGGACCAATTACTGTTCTATTTGCCGTTGGCAGGGACCGCTTTCAAGAAAGTTTACTACGATGCCAGCAAACAAAGAGCGGTTAGTACCTTCGTCCCTGTAGAAGATTTGGTGGTTCCTTATACTGCCAGTGATTTAGCTACCTGTGAACGCGTCACGCACATAGTCAAGATGACGCACAATGAAATACGCACTCAACAACTCGCCGGTTTCTATCGGGACATCCCATTACAGCCTTCGGAAACTAACATAGCCAATGACGCCAAAGACAAGGAAGATGAACTAGAAGGCATTCAAGCCGGCATCAATGAAATGACTTATGAATTACTGGAGTTTCATGTATCCACAGACATACCGGGATTTGAAGATCCTGAAGGCTATCACCTTCCGTTCATTATTACCGTAGACAGAGCATCGGGTCAGGTATTAGCAATCCGTAGAAATTACCGACAGGATGATCCGTTAAAAAGAAAGACCCAATATTTTGTGCATTATAAATTTCTCCCTGGCCTCGGCTTTTATGGCTTTGGTCTAATACACATGATTGGTGGTTTATCGAGAACAGCGACTGGCGCACTCAGGCAACTGATTGATGCCGGTACGTTGGCGAATCTTCCTGCCGGTTTTAAAGCCCGTGGACTGAGAATCAGGGACGACGAAACTCCGTTGGAACCGGGTGAGTTCAGAGATGTGGACGCACCGGGTGGAGCCTTAAGAGATTCATTGGTACCGTTACCGTACAAAGAACCGTCGGCTACGCTTATGCAGTTACTTGGTTTTTGTGTGGAAGCAGGGCAACGCTTTGCTTCGATTACGAACTTACAAATAGGGGAAGGCAATCAGGAACTGCCAGTGGGTACGACCATGGCACTATTGGAACAAGGTACTAGAGTGATGTCCGCCGTCCATAAAAGATTGCACTACGCCCAAAAAACAGAATTCAAAATATTAGCTAGGTTGTTCTCTGAATACCTACCCCCTCAATATCCGTATCAAGTGATTGGCGGGGACCAAGCCATAAAACAAGCAGACTTTGATGACCGCATCGATGTGATTCCAGTTAGCGATCCTAACTTCTTTTCCATGAGTCAGCGAATTACCTTGGCACAGCAAGAACTACAATTGGTACAAAGCAATCCTGAGATTCACAATATTAAGGAGTCTTACCGCAGAATGTATCAAGCCCTTGGCTCCGAAAATATAGACGCATTATTTGTTCCCGATCCACCACCACCCGCTCCTGTGGATCCCGCGCAAGAGGATGGCGCGGCTTTGATGGGTGCGCCTCTAACCGCTTTTCCTGAACAAGCTCACATGATACACATTGAGGTGCATCTATCTTTCTTGGAAACTGGAATTCCCATGGCTAATCCGATGGCAATGTCATCATTGGTATCACACATTTTCCAACACGTTTCATTGGAAGCACAGAATTTAGCAGACCAGCAAATGCCAGAACAGCAACAACAAATGCCTCAGCAAATACCGCAAATGCAAGAAGGCGGTATGATGCAACCCCCTCCACCTAATCCTCAAAAAGAGATACTAAAGGCACAAATAGAAGCCAAGCTCCTTGAACCTATTATGCCAAGACTGGAAGAAGTGATAACACCTCCTGATGACGGTGTGGTAGCATTGAAGCAACAGGAATTGGAAATCCGTGCAAGGGAAAATGAAGATGATAAAATACTTGCCGAGCAGAAGATCCAATTGGATAAAGCTAAGTTAAAGCAAAAAGATAAAACGGATACGAAGAAGATTTCTTTAGATAAAGCCAAGTTAAAACAAAAGGATCAATCCGAAGAGGAAAGTATAAAAGCACAGGAAGATATAGCAGTATTGAAGGCCAACGTGGAAAGAGAACGCATTAGACAAGAAAAGAAATCAGGGAGTAAGGACTGATGAGGAATTTATTTGGTTATCAAAGAGGTGGCCCTGTAGGCAGATACGGTGAGCCGGGGCGTCCGAGTTTAGCGCCAAGAAAAACAATTCCTCATGTTATCAAAGGCAAATCAACTGGTGGAAGAACTAAACCGTTTCCGTCTGATCAATATGGGAAATGGGGACATCCTATAAAGGGCACTCCAGCGTATCAGGCAATGCTTGATAAAGTCAATGCAATGTCTGATGAGGAACTGCGTAGATATGCGACCCTAGTGGATCATCCATATCAACCCTTCGCTCAAGACCGCTTCAGGGAACTGATGCAGGAGCAACTTGGTCCAATAGGAGGAGAAGCTGATCCAGTCCAAACCGCAGTGGATCAAGCCACGGGAGGAACCACCACTGCACCGGTATTCCCTACAGAAACTGCACCCGGCATGGATACGGTGGGACCAGCGGGGACTACCATAGCTGCAATACAAGATGCCGTGAACACAGCAGTTGGTGGTGGAACACCAGCTGTAGATTACACAGATTATGCTCCTGGTGGCAGAGGTGAACCTCAGCTAGGAAGCATTCCGCAAATCGACCTAATACAAGATGCCGTGGACGCAGCAGTTGGTGGAGGAACTAAACCATCGCTATCAAGTTATGGTCCCGCGGATAATTGGAGTGAGCCTGGATACACAGCTTATAACCCAGCCGATCAATTTATTGATCCCATAGAATCTTTTGTAGAGGAACCAGTTTCTCCTTTTATGGACGAAGATCCTCTTAATGATGCTTGGACAGCCCCTGTAGTTGATGTTTTACCGACGGCAGGTGTAGGCGCAGGTGGGGATCCAACAACAGATTTTGCAGCTGTAAATAATCTTTTTGAGCCTGTAGAACCAAACTATCTTGGTGATATTGTTTACCCTGATCGACCTGATCACACAGGAGTAACAGGGGTAGATCCTAGCGTCGCTGTACCCGATCCAACTCATTATGATTATGATGCAGGAACCTATACGGATACACCTGTGGTGGATACTACAGAGGCCGTTGATGATATGACCACAACAACTGGTGTGGGGGATATGCCCACCACAAATGTCGTTGGTGATATGACCACAACAACAGGAGGATTCCCTGATAGTCCTTTTGAAGGTATGGTGCATATGGGTGCAAATAATGTGACTTGGATCTTTGTTCAAGGAGAATGGAGGGAAGTAGGACCTACAGGTGCCACACCTCCCGTTACAACCGATCCAACGGTGACAACGGTTACTGATCCAACAGTCACAACGGTTACTGATCCAACGGTTACTGATCCAACGGTGACAACTGATCCAACGGTTACTGATCCAACAGTCACAACGGTTACTGATCCAACAGTCACAACGGTTACTGATCCAACGGTGACAACTGATCCAACAGTCACAACGGTTACTGATCCAACAGTCACAACGGTTACTGATCCAACGGTTACAGGACAGTCGGAAGTAGACAGACTAAACGCATTGATTGCTGAACTGCGAGCGGAACAAGCGGCTCAACAAGCGAAACAAGAAGCAGAACGAGCAGCCTGGGAAGCTCAAACAGCAGAAGCAACAGGGAAATATACGTTGACGGGTCCTTCAATCGGCTATAATCCTTATGTGAGTGGACAGTATCAAGCAGATCCTTACGGCGCCGCTGGCGTTCCTAACATGGGCGGATTAACTACTATACCAATACCACAACCTCTTACTGGTATTGGCTATGCTAATTATCAAGCACCGGAGAACATGACATAGACGAAATACAATTCGCGACGGCTGTAACGCGCGCTATAGAGAAAAAAGAACAGCAAATCCAGGAAATGATGACCAATGGTGAAGTCAAAAATTGGGAACATTATCGTAATCTTACTGGACACATCGAAGCGCTGAACTATATTCGCGAAGAAATACGGACAATTTTAAAAAATCAGGGGATAACCGATGCCTAATCCAAATTTATTAGCAATGGAAGAAGAATGGAAAAAAGCGGAGGCAGAGAAATCTGCTTTAGAAAAAGTATATGATAGTGGCAAAAAGAAAGGCGACCCTGGTACGTTAAATCCAGATAAGCTGGACTCCAAGCTGTTGGATAAATTACCTGAACCAACG